GTTTCCGGTGAGGTTAGAGGGAGAGAATTTTTATGAGCAACGAGTACCAAGGCAGAGAGGTAAATTATGAGCAAATTGTGGCTACTGTATCAGAGCAACTGGGGTTGGAGACAGCGCAGGGCAAGAGAGCGTTGGCACTCGCGCTTGAGTGCGTCCGACTCTTGGACACCAAGCAACAGGATTACGGTCCAAACAACATTTCCTTTTCTGGAGAGCTTGGAATTGCTGTCAGAACACAGGACAAGGTCTGCCGCTTGAGGCATATTTTAGGTAAGGGCGGCGAGGTCAACCATGAGGCCAAGCGGGACACCTACATGGACATGGCGAATTATGGCTTAATTGGCATGATGTTGGACGATGGTAGCTGGCTTAAAGGATCTTAATATCACGCCGCATCCGGTGTTACCCGTGCCGGACGAGGAGATGGTGAGGGCTGTGTTGGCTCAGCCTGGTGGAGATGAGAAGCTGGCTAGTTATTTGGTGGAGCGAGAGGGCCAGATTCAGCGGGAGCGCGATGATCCCTTTAGTTTTGGATATGAGCCGGACAACTGGAGGGATGCGGATGAGTTACTGGAGAAATTCGATGAGGTGCTCATCAACGGGGGCAATCGGGCTGGAAAGTCGGAATATGCCGCCAAGCGAGTGGCCCAGATGGCGGTGAGAATCCCGAATGCCCGAATTTGGTGCATTCACACAACGAGCATGAGCTCGGTCCAGATGCAGCATCCCTTGGTTTACAAGTATCTGCCTTTGGCGTGGAAAGCGGCGAAGAAAAACAAGGTGACCAGCATTCTGTACAGCCAGAAAAACGGGTTCGGGAACAACACCTTTGTGGGGCCGAATGGGAGCCAGGTTACCTTCCTTAATTTTGCTCAGGAAAAACGGGTGATTGAGGGTGGAGAGGTGGACATGGTGTGGATCGATGAGGGCTTTGACGAGTTGGATTGGATTGAGACGCTCAGGTATCGGCTTATTACCAGGCGAGGATTGGGTGATGGACGGGGGAAACTGCTGATGACATTCACTCCGATCACTGGGTTCTCTCCGGTGTGCAGGGAGTACCTGGCTGGGTTTGAGACGCTTGAGAGCCGCCCTAGCGAGCTTTTACCTGGCCAGAATGTGAAGGGCTGCAAAATAGCCGAGATGCCTTATATCGCAAAATCGGGGCGAGGAAACAGCGCCGTGATGTGGTTTCACACGGTGATGAACCCCTACCAGGATTGGCAGAGCATGGTGAAGCAGCTCAAAGGCCGGCCGAAACAGGAGATCAAGATCCGAGCCTATGGATTTGCTGATGACGCGACGACGACTCAATTTCCGCAATTCAAGAGCCACAACATCATCCCGCATGACAAGATCCCAACGGAGGGGGTCAGTCGATATTTCGCTACGGACCCAGGGGGCCAGAAAAATTGGTTCATGCTATGGCTGGCCTGTGATGAGCACGGGAGGCGATATATTTATCGCGAATTCCCAGATGCCTCTTGCGGGGAGTGGGCCGTGCCTGGGCCAGGTGATGGGAAGAAGGGTCTGGCCCAGACTCAGGATGTGATCCTGGGGATAGCGGACATTGTGGAGCACATAGGTGACTTGGAGGACAAAGAAGCTATTGAGGAGCGCTACATAGATCCTAGAATGGGCGCGACGCAAGCTGCCGGAAAGCTTGGCGGGACGAGTTACATTGACTTGCTGGGCGATGAAGGCATGGACGTATTGCCGGCGGCTGGTTTGCGTATAGAGCAAGGTGTCGGAATTATAAACGATTGGCTGGCCTACGATGAGGACCGGCCGATTTCGATTGATAACGAGCCCAAGCTTTATGTGAGTGATAGGTGCGAGAATTTGATTTATTGCCTCAGAACCTGGGGGAATAAAGAGAAGGACGGGGCCACAAAAGATCCGATTGATACGCTGCGATATTTGGCGGTGATGAATCCGGTCTATTTGGACCCAAAAGGAGAGAAGGTATATGGCGGTGGAAGTTACTAATTGGCCCCCACTTTTGAGTAGGGGTCAGGCAAGCAAGATGACAGGAGTTCGCGCTCGTTACATTGACAAGCTCCGATTGTGTGGGGCCGTGAAGACGTACCAGTTTGTGAACGGTTCGCGGTATATGTTTTATCGGGATGAACTGTTGAGGCATTTTGGTTTAGATGAAAAATGAATGAATATGACAAACTAGCTGATGCGGTGGAGACGCCTGACATTGGCGAACTGCAACGCGAGTACCACCGTTCAATCGATGACGGGTATTCGATGCAACGAATGAGCGACAACGACGATGTGCGGTTTGCTCGTTGGAATTCCCAGAGCAGTGACGGTAAGAAGCACAGCTCCAACCTGGACCAGGGCAAACAGGCGTTTCCTTTTGAGGGCGCGAACGATGGCCGGATCTTTCACACTGACGATCTGATAAACACCCAGGTCGATATTTTGCAGACGGCGTTCAAGCGAGCGCAATTAAAACTCGGCGGCTCCGAGGTGAACGATTTGCCGGTAGCTCAAACGGCGACAACTCTGATGAAATGGCTCATTGGCACGAAGATGCGTCACGATCTGTTGAGTGAGTCTGAGCTACTGGCCCAGTTTGGCCAGCAATACGGTTACGGTATTTTGTTTGTTGGCTGGGAACAGGAAAACGGTCTCCGACAGATGGAGATTACGATGGAGGAAATTGTGGCAATGGCAGAACAGGTGGAGGGCCAATCGATTTTGGCTGAGCTGCCTGAGATGATCCAAGACCCAGAGCGCGAGGATGGCGCCATCGATATTATAACGGGGCAGCTTGAGAATATTAGCCGGCCCAAGGCTCGCGATATGATTCGCGAATTGAGAGATACGGGTGCAACAAAGATACCTGTCCCGTACCTGGCGAAGAATCGGCCAGTGTGTACCTCCCTTAAACCGCTTGAGGATGTTTCGTTCCCGCCGGAGACGGTGAACATACAAGATGCACGGTGCATATTTAGGCGAGTGTTTTTGACCGCCGTCCAGGTTCGCGAAAAGATTAAGAGCGAGGAGTGGAACGAGGATTTTGTTGAAGCGGTTCTGAAAACGCAGGGCAGCTCAACGAACTACAACGATGTGCAGACGAGCATCAGCGGACTGAAAGTGAGCGATGGTTTGATCGTTCGCGACAATCTGGTGGAGATTGTTTATGCATACACAAAGAGTATTGATGAAAATAATAATATTGGGATTTACTGCACAGTTTTTAGTCCTCTGCTTTCTCATAATGCTGGGACTGACCCTCTTTTTGCTAAGCACCTTCATGTGGACTATGCACACAACAAGTACCCTTTTGTCTTATACAAAAGAGAAAATGTCCGGCGACAAATTACGGAGTCTCGCGGGATACCGGAGATCTCCAAGACGCAGCAAAGCGAACTTAAAAGTCAACATGACTCAGTCTATGATTTTACCTCGTTTAGCACGATCCCGCCGCTCGCGGTGAATCGTCGCATGGGACAGATTAAGAAGTACGGTCCTGGGGCTCAGATCATGGTGACTAGGCCGGACGATGTTCAGCACCTTGACGGTCCGAAAAAAGATCCGGCTGTAGCGTTCAAGTTGATCGAAGAGGTCAAGGCCCAGGCAGACAAATATTTCGGTTTCCCGAATGTTCAGTTGCCGCCGGCAGTCAGCCAGGTGAAACAGCAACGTGTAGTGAATTCATGGTTGAATGTATGGCAAGAAGCCTACCAACAGATTCTGTGTTTGGCGGTGCAGTATATGAGCCCCGAAGAGATCCATAGGGTCACCGGCTCCCAGATGCCGCTGGACATGAACGTAAACGACTATGACATAATCTTGAGATTTGATGTGGCAGAGGCACTGGACGCTGAGGGGGTTGAGAAGCGGTTGAGTGCTATCGCACAGTATGTGGTTCCCCAGGATATGGCCGGTGTGATTGACCGTGCGAAATTAATCGAATTTCAGACGCGAGCTATAGCGCCGGAGTACGCCGATGATCTGATCGTTCCCCAGGAACAGGCGACTGTGAAGATGAAGGATCAAGTCAAGACAGCGGTGAGCCAGATGATGAACGGCATTGAGCCCGAATATAATCAAGAGGTTGACCCTGCCGCCGGCAACAAGCTGGGGATGCTTGAAAATATTGTTCAAAATAATCCCAAGCTGCAAGAGCAGCTCCAGGGAGATCAGTTGCTGCAAAAAATGTTGGAGGCATACCAGCAGAATCTGCAATTCAGTGTGCAGCAACAGGAGAACGCTCAAATCGGCAAGATGGGCATGAGCCCAGTGACCGGACAATAATATGGACAGAGGCAATACAGACGATATAGACCTACATGAAGACCTGACTATGTTCCGATGGGTTGGTGAGAACCCTCTCTGGGACAAGGTTATAACCGTGATGAACGCTCACATTAATGCGGCGAACAATTACGCGACAATGCCCCAGCAAAAAGATAACGAGAGGTCGTTCTATTGCGGCGAGCTGAATGGCTTGCAAGATATTAAGGAGCACTTGATGGAGTTACACGCTAAGGCTAATAATCCTAGCGGCTCCGTTGAGTGACGGGGCTACGGCCGCCTAATGCCGATGCTCGGAGCTCCCTGGGAAACTGGGGAGCTCTTTTTTTTTGTTATAGCCTACTTTTGGTTTTTTTTCATCTGACATTATTCTTCCAACAATAAAGCCAACAACTTCTTTCTGCTCTTCTTTGTACTCTTCTGTATCTCAGTAAAAACTAGCCATGTGTCCTGTCCTTTTCTGTCCGTATAAACGCTCTGTGACTTTCTGGGTTTAGAGAAACCCTGTCGGTCAATCTTGCAGACCTAAAATAGCATGGCTGAGTCAGAGACTAAGGCAGGGGAAAGCGCTGCCACTATAACGGAGACAGCTTTCAACAGTGTAGGCGAAATCTTGGACGAGAATGGGCTCGCGAGAGCACTTGAGGATGTCGTTCAGCCTCAGACAGAACAACCGGAGCCAGAACCGGAACCTCCCGCCGAGGTTGAAGCAGCGGATGAGCAAGAGCAAGGCGAACCGGAAGAGGATCTTTCACAGGATGATGGTGATGAGCTGGATGATGATTCCGGCCAATCACGGGGCGTTCAGAAACGGATAGACAAGCTCACGCGCCGTTACAAGGAGGCCGAAGCGGATGCGGATAATTACCGCGCACGTTTAGGTGAACTTGAAGCGGAGATGGCCTCTCTCAGGGAGGGCAAGAGCGAGTCGGCTCCCGTATCGGACAATCCATACTCCAATAAAACCACGGCAAGGGAACTGGATAAGGCTGAGGAGGAAGCGGAGGAGTGGATTGAGTGGTGCGAGGACAATCCCGATGGAGGTGATCGTGATGGGCGGGAATATGACCTGGATGATGTCAGGCAGATTCGGAAAGCAGCCCGAAAGGCGTTGAGGAATTTCCTTCCTAAACAGCGGGAGCACATCAAGGCGCTTAGGCATTATGAACCTATCGCTCACGATATGTACCCGTTTTGGAAGAAACCCGTTAGCGCTGAATTCAAGGTTGCCCAGGAGTTTGTGACGGCAATGCCAGGGATCAAACGGTTTCCTGACTATAAAGTGATCGTGGGTGACTATTTATATGGTCGCTATATGCGAGAGCAAGCAGCCAGGAAAAAGGTAGCTCCCGCCGCGAAGAAAGCACCGCCTCAGCCTGTTGCACCTAGTGCAGCACCAAAGGCCGAGAAAAGTGCAGAGCGACAGCGGCAAGCACAGCTCAATTCATTTCATCGTAGTGAAGGGTCGGTTCACGACTTAGCAACTATTCTAGGCTCTGAAGGTCTAGTGAAAGGATAATTAACAATGGCTGATATTTTACTTGAAAGCAGTCAAATTGGTAAGAGGGAGGATCTCTCCGATTTGATCGCAACGGCTGATCGAAAGAACACGCCGTTTTACAACTCTGCGAGAAAGGGCGCTATCCCGAAAAACGTGGTGTTCCAGTGGCAGATGGACAAATACAACGACCCTGTCGCTGATACGTCCGAAACCTCTAGTGGAAGCGGCAACGACCTTACCGGCGTTTCCTCAACAATTGATGGCACAGATGCCTCAGTAACGGGCGGGTTTGCCGAGAGCAATACCCGTAAATTGGCCCAGAACTATGTACACACCTTCGACAAGACGGTTGGTATCGGTTTCCTGGCCGAGGACGTAAGCAACATTGCCGGCGCTCCAAGCGAACTAGCTCGCTCCGTGGCTC